TCAAATTCCTGCACCTCTCATGTTTCTTGCTTGAATAATATTTTTCACTTTTGCATCTGCATCTTGGAAAATATGATTATTGACAAGTTTCTTGATCCAATTTTCATCAGTTACAACTTCTTTAAGAGCATTGACAATGTCCTCTTCTTGCATTCCTTCTGGAATGTTTTCAAGGTTGAAGTCATGTTCTAGTTTGAGGTTGATGTCTACTTGAACAGGTTCATTACTTGTAACAGTTGATGTTGTTTTGTCAGTGTTTTCAGTATTGTTTTCAATATTTTTGAGTAGATCTGATTGTTCATCGAATACATTAAAACCTGATGGAGCTGGTCCAGCATGACTTTGACTTGGTGTCCAGTTTCGATGCAACATGTAACCTGTTGTGTCCATTTTGTTACCAGCAACATTTGCCCAGAAATGCCCTAGACTATTCCAATGTCCGTGAACTTTACTAGCACTTAATCCACATGCACGTGCTAAACCTATCAGTGCATCTGAACTATCACTACAATTCATTCCACCATTCATGAAAGCAGATAACCAACTACCATATCTTTCACTATCCCAATAAAACTCATAATGACATTGACTAAATACATCCTCCGCCATAGCCTTAAATGTTGAAAAATCAATATCAGGTGCTCCATTCTCAAATTGACTTACAAGGAAATTTGTTCCAGTTTGATATTTTCCAGCAATATCTGGTCCTTTCATTTTCCAATTTCTAGCCTTATTTTTAATATAAGACACATTATTGGAAACTGAATCCATCCAACCAGCACCACTGGTACTGTCAGGATTTTCTAAACCTACTGGTATGGTTAGTAAATTTCCACGAATAAGATCTTTTAAACTTACCTTATTATTCTTATTTGCATTTAAGTAATCAAAACTATTATTCTTAATAAGTGGATTTCTTTCTGCTTGAGAATAAGTAACATAACTTGGGGAATTGTTTTTTCGTAGCATATTACTAATTTTACTACTAAAACCAGCACCACTATGACCTATAGGATGCACTCTTGAAGGTGTTCCACTTGCAGGTCCAGCACTCCAAGTTGAAGGATTCTGTAAATGATGGTAAAACTTACCTATAGTACTACTTAATTTATCAAAGTAACTTGTTGCCTCTGTTTTGATTTTTCCAGCAGCTGCAATAATACTACTTGCCATACCATTCCAAGCAGTAGTCATCTTTGTAGTAGTTTCTTTGGTAGTATTGTACATACTATTTAATTGAGATTGAGTAGTGTTTTTAACACTGGTTAAACTGGTTTTATTCTTATTAACCATATTGTTTAATTGTCCAGTTAAATTAGTATTCATACTGTTTAAACTATTAGCTAGAGTAGTTTTTACCGTATTCATAGTAGTAGTGTCATTTGCTTGAATAGTACCATAACTTAATTGGTCTTTTAACACCATTTGGTCCATAGCAGTACCCATATTTGTAGCTAATAAATTATAACTATCTGTAATTCCTTGATTAGCAGTATTAGTCATATCATTAACACCACCAAGACCACTTTGAAGAGCGGAAGTATCAGTTGTTACTGGAACACTCATAGAATCTGTTACAGTAGTATTTGCTGTGACATTTGCATCAGTAGTAACACTATCAGTATTTGGAATTAAATCTGTAGTATCAGTTGAAAGTGTAGGAGTTCCAAACTTATCAGTGATTGTTGATCCTAATTTTTTAGCTGCATCTCCTGCAGGTTTAACCATTTTATCTATTTTATCTACTGTATTTTGCATTTCATTATCTACAGCTAATTGGATAAAACCAGGACTGTGAATTCCCATAGCATTTAACATTGCCTTGACAATATCAGAACCTATACTTCTTGCTTTTGCAATTATTTGTGCACCAGCTTGAAGTATTTTATCTTTTATCTTGATGAATTCATTGAAAACTTTTCCAGGTAACTGTGAAACATAACTAATTAATCCTGTAACCATTCCAGAACCAGCACTTCTTGCATGACTAATCATACTGCTAGCCCAACTAACAACTTTACCAATAATATTTGAAAGATAACTCCAAATTCTACCAGGTAAACTCATAATGAAACTAATTACTCCTGTTACAAATCGTGACCCAGCACTTCTTGCTTGAGCAACCATACTACCAGCCCATGAAATTACACGATTTATTACACTCCAAAGGAATGTCCAAATTCTACCAGGTAATTGCATAAACCATGTGATTATACCCATTACGAAACTTGATCCAGCTTGAACAGCACTATTCCAAAGACTAAGAATCCATTGCCCAATTGCAGTTAATGTTGCAAGTAACCATGTCCAAACTTGTTGAGGTAAAGTTACTAACCAACCAATAAATCCTAAGAAAGCACTTAAAATTTGTCCAGGTAAATTATATAAAAATTCACCTATACCTTGTAATGTTTGCCAGAACCATGTCCATGCTCCAATAAGTCCCCCTACAATAAGGTCGTATACCCATTGAAGAGCACCACATACTGCATTCCATGCTCCAATAAGTCCATCCCATAACCATGAGGCAAATCCTTGTAACATAATAAAGAAGGCATTCATTGCATCATGAACTTGTTGATTATTATAATACAAGTATATGAGTATTGCTACTAATGCTGCAATAGCCATTACAATTAACACTATAGGATTTAATGCAAGTAAAGCATTCCAAACTGCTGTAGCAGCATTTACTAACCATTGAGCAGCAGCATATAATTTACTTTTTAATGCAGCAAGATCTATACTTTCTGCAAGTTTTGTGAAAGCATCTTTAAGTTTACTAATTTTATCTGCAGTAATATCCTTGATTTTTCTTGCAAATTCTATAACTTTTCCTTTAGCATCACTTAACTTACTTATTAAATCAGAAAGTTTTTGTTTTACAGTATCAATTTTACTTCCAGATATTTCTTTCAACTTACTGATTAATTCTGAAATTTTAGTTTTTGCCTCTGAAACTTTAGTTCTTAAGGATTCAATTTTTTGTTTTAAAGAATCAATTTTATCTCCAGGTAAATTTCGTAACTTTTCAGATAAACTAGTGAATACATCTTTTGCAGTTTTAACAGCATCTTTTAATTCTTTTATCTTATTTTTTACACCAATAACTGCAGTTTGCACACCAGTAAAGATTACAGATACTACTTTAAATGCTATAAATAGTTGTAGTAATGGTTCTAATATAAACCAGAATGGTTTGATTGCATTTACACAATCTCCCATGATTTTAGCTAATTGTCCAAATACATCAATGATTTGTCTTATAACATCAACACTACCATCACCTTCTGCAGGTGTTACTGTTGTCCATAAACCAGTTGCTATGCCAATTACCCAAAGAACAGTGCCTCCTAAATCTTTTAGGAAACCAATCACATCACTAATAAATCCACGTACGTTTGGATTGTTTATGAATGCTTGCCATAATCTTTGTACACCAGCACTAACAGCTTGTAGCATTTCACTTACGTTACTCCACCAACCAAAGCTTTTACCAACTTCATATGCAGCTACTGCTATTGCTATAAGTGCTACTGCTATCCATACTACTGGACTTATAAGCATTGCTTTACTCATTATTTTAAAAGCATCTGCTGCCCCCATAGCTTCTTTTGCAGTATCACTAAGTTTAGTTGCTCCAAGTGCTTCTGCAACACTTAGCATGTTCATTGTTATTCCTGCAGCTTTACCTTCAGTTTTTAAAATACCTAACCATCTTGCTGCACCCCCAACTTTAGGAACTAAACTATCAAATGCAGTTAAAATAGGTGCTAATGTTGGTGCTATTGTAGCAAATCCACTGATTCCCCCAGCAGCAAGAATTAATCCACTGTATAGTTCAGGGCATGCAGATTTCATTTGAACCATCCATTTAAGACCTTCACGGATGTAAGGGATAAACATTTCCCCAATTTTTCTACCTGCAGATGTGAAACCTTTTTCAACTTGCTTTAGCAAACCAGTGGTGGTATTCATCATACCATCCATATCTCCACCAGCTTCTAATGCTTTGTTTAAAGCTTCTTGATAACCAGCAACATCACTTGCTGCTCCACTCCAACCTAAATCTTTTAGTTTATCTTTTGTAATTCCAAAATTAGTTTGAAGTATATCGAATTCACCATTTAATCCTCTTCCTGCAGCTTGCATAATAGTCATAGCTTCAGTACTATCTTTTCCCATTAGGATTGCTCTTTGACCTACATCATTTACAGTAGTGGTGAAACTTTTGAGTTGATCATTAGTCATTCCAGTACTCATTTTAATAGTGTTCATTGCTTGTCCTAAATCATTTAGACTAACAAGTGAGTTATTTGTGAGTTGATCCATGTAACTTACAAAATCTTTTGCAGCACTTGAACTACCTAATGTTGCAGTAGTTAAGTTTGTCATTTGTTCACGAGTCATTGCAAGACCAATTGTTAATTGACTTACACTACTAACTCCTACAGCACCTACTGCACTAGAAATTACACCACCAAGACCACTAAAAGCATTACTTACAGTATCAATCTTACTTTTTACAGTAGTTAATGCACTTCCAATTTTATTTTTTATTGCAGAAGATGTGATTCCAACCTTATTTGTTATAGTATCCCATTTATTAGCAAGACTGGATTGAATTTCATTACCCAAAATTAGTACTTTTCCTTTAGTACTATCAATGTCTACTCCCATAGCAGACACTTTAACTATTGCTTGTTCCAAGTTTGTATTTAAACTTGGATCTAATTTCATAGTTTCTAATTTTTGTTGTACTGCAGTTGCATTTACACCAAATTGACTTAGATTTGTTATTCCTTTATTCATCGATTGGCTTAAACTGTCCATATTAGTTAAAGCTTTTTGAGAACTGTTTGATAATTGAAGGAAACTGTTCATTCCAGTTATTCCAACTTTATCAAGTGTTTGTGCTGTTTCGCGTGAAGTTTTATCCAAGTTTGCTAAGTCTAGTAATGCTTTTTGTTGGCTAGTTGATAATTGGTTGAAACTACTTGCTCCAGTAGTACCAATCTTTTTTAAATCATTTTGAACTTTTGTAAAAATATTACTGCTTTTCTGTATCTTTTCTTGATACTCTGAATAAGCTTCACTTGCTTTATTAATACTGTTAGTACTATTATTTCCTAAATTTTTCATTGCAGTATCAATGTTTTTCATTGCAGCACTGGCTTGGTCTTGGGCTTTAATTATTATATCGATGACATGTTGTGATACCATGTCTTTTTGCCTCCCCAGCTTAAAATTTGTTTAAAAAAAAAGTTGAGATAAATTTTAGTGATGCACTCCTTTTTTAGGGTCATCAGTTTTATTCATCTCTTTATATAGTTCAAGTCTACCTTTTGTAAGGAAAATGTTTTGAACTATTGTTAAATCCATTTGATTATCACGGATATGGTATCCGCAATAATCTAACCATATAATTTGTTTGCCTTCATCAGTTTTCAGGAAAAGAATCAACTTCATCTTCCAGGTCTACATCTTCACTTAAACCTGAAATCTCTTGAACTACTTCATAAATTTCATTAAAAGCTTTTCCAGTTAAATTACTAATATCAGTTAAAGTGAAAGGATCATCTGCATACTTTTCATTTTCAAGTGAATAGTAAACAGCTTTAGTTTTTGCCTCATTACTAGCTTTTTGAGTTTCCTGAACATTTAACTCTCCGAAACTTTTCATTTCACTAGCTGCTTTTGTTTGTCTTGCACCTCTTCTAGCTTTTTCTTCAGTTTTGAACTTTCCAAAACCAGAAGCTTCAATCTCTTGCACTTCAGATATTTCACTTTGACTTAAGGGTCTTAACCAAATTTCACCTTTTAAAGCTTCAATTTTATGTTTTTCAACCTTATCGATTCCTTTAATTATATCTGCTTTTTTTAATTCTACCATAAATTATTTCTCCATTATGCTGTAGGTGTCATATTTATCCAAATGTTCTCATTCTTGTTATCACAAATAAGATTAGTTGTTCTAGTGTAGTTTTTCATTCCAGTAGCAGTTGCAGTTACTGTATATTTTGCATAAGGAACAGTTGCAATAGTGCATGTACCAGTACTATCAGTTGTACCTGTGAAAGTTTTACTACTGTCACTAATATCAGTTAATGTTACAGTTGCAGCATCTACAGGATTAGTACCATTACGTACATTTGCAGTTACTGTACTGTTACCAGTTACAGCAGTATCAGTAATTTCTGTCTGTGCATTAATTACTTGAGCATACATATCAGTAACAACTTCTTTTCCATTTAAGAGAGTAACTTTTCCAGTACCAAGAGTTGTAAGATTCCATGTGACTTCTATTTGGTCACTGTCTTTTGCATCATATTCAACTTTCATTGCACATTCGGGGAAGATTATTTTCATGCTTCTTTTTGCATCTTCACAGATTTTAACATCTAATTCAAGTTTAGTTTTAAGTAATTGACATGCACTTGGGCTTAAAATTTGTGTTTCACCATATTCTGCAGCACGGATTAAATCAACACTATTTTTATCCATTAATGAAACAAGACTTAAACTTATTTCACGTTGTTGTGCACTTGCTTTAAGTTGGGGTCTTCTACTTCCAAATCCTATTGTACCATCTTGATTTAAATTGTTTTTACCTTCAAAACTGAAACTATTCATAATAGCAGATGGTTTAGCATCATTGAGTTTTAAATCCACATCGTAAAACATTATTGGAATTGCACCACTAGTAATTATTTCTTCAAAGTCTTTTGGATCAATATCTTCACTGGATTCATCCTTATATACCCAATCAGCTGAATGAGTCATGAATTCATCACTAACTTCGATTTTGAGTCCATCACATAACATACCTACAATTGTCTTCATAAAATAATCAAAAGTTGCGTATCCTGTGAAACTGGATAATTCTGTGTTTTCACCTCCCCAAAATTCGTGAGTGTTAAATCCATTTTGACCTGCTGTAAAAAAATAATTATCAAGAAATGCTGCAAGGTAATGTCCTATTCTTTCAAGGTCTACATTTCCTTCAGTTGTACCTGTAGGTTTCATTACTCCAGGTCTAACTTGTTTGATCATTCTACTTCCACCAGTACTAGTGACTGGATCATCTCCAAGTTCAAACTTGTTGGAAGTTACTTCTTCATGCCAATCAGGAACAGTTCCTGATTGCACTCCATATGTGGCTTCTTTTTTCATTCCAAATACTCTTTCTGCCATATTCTTTATTCTCCTTTTCTATTCCTTTTAGTGACACACTAACCATGTGACTGGATATATAAAATTAAAAATTATACTGGTTGCGGGAATTTTCTTAGCTTTACCCTCAATTTGAATAAATCCAACAGGGTATAAAGTTTCAAATTCCACTTTTGTAAAAATACTATCTGGATCTGTTTCCAGGTCTTTGACTTTATTAAAATTTTTCATGATGGATTGTCCAACACGTGTTGCAAGATTTAATCCTTTATTTTCTGCTACTTCTAAATCTTCATCGTATTCTATACAAACAAATTCAAAAGTAGTGCTTAAATGCGTAACTCTACTAAGATTATTATATTGCTCATTCTTGTATAGAATTGTAGGATGTTGAACTATCCAAACTGCTGGAGTATCAATAGGAGTTTCATTTTGAACACTCCTAATAATTGTTTCAACATCCTTTAAAATCCCATCAGTAACATTTTCAGAGGTAATATACTTCTTAACAGTACGTGTTATAGTATCCACACCATCAACAATATTAAGATTCATAAATTCACCTCTTGAATAGCTCGAATACTGAATTCTTCAAGTCTATTTGTAGTTTGATTTATACTATCTTCAACAAAATGTTTTGGTTTAATTCCACGTACATGTTTTGCAAAAACAGTTTTCCCAGAATAAGGTCCAGTATGAGGTGTAAAAACAAGAAACTTCCCCTTTTTAGGATAAATCATTGCATGATTAGGACCATACAAACCAGTACCTTTATCGAGGTAATCTGCATATTTTGTACTGCTCATTATAGTAGTAGAATTAGTTGATTCCCCACGACTCACCATCCAACTACCTTGTAATCTTCCAGTATCAACAGGACTATTTATTTTTATATTACGAAGTAGCTCCTGAGTTGTGTATTCCATTATTTTATGAGATAACCTATTGATTTTATCCCCAAAATCTTTAAAATCTTCTTGTTTGAGTTCAACTGATATTTGAACCATTTTCATCATCACCTGTTATAACAAAAAAGTCAATACTATCACTTTTACTAGATTTATCCAGGACAAAAGGTTCAAGATCATTCTTCAAATCATTACTAAAAATATTACTACTTAACCAGCCAATACTCCAATCATTATATTTCACAATAGGAGTATCTTTTCTTGCCTCTGCAAGTGCAACCATATTAGCTACAAGTCTTAAACAAACATTACATACTGCAGCATAATTCACATTTTCTACAGAAAATGATGTATGACAGTAACTATTGATTAAGCCCTCTGCTTGTTGTATCCAATTAGTGATTATAGTGTTTAGTTTAGTGGTGTCATCTTTGTTTAATCCTCTAAAATTTTCTGGTTTAACACCAGTAAATTGTATTACATCTTCAGGAGTAGTGTAACTCATATATTACACCTCCTTTACCTATGTTGCATCTTCAAGAGTTTTTACTCTAGCTTCTAATGCAGCAATGTAATCTGCAAGATAATCATACTCTTTTTTTTTAGATTTTCGTGTAGTAACTGGGAGCTCTGCCCATTTCTTAATAGCCATCTAAACCACCAATTTTATGCTTTACTAGCATCAGGTAAAGTTTTAGCTACAGCTTCTGTCATGTTTGCAATACAAGTTGCATTGGTATAATTGTATTGAACATCTGCACGAATTCTGAAGTAGTACTGTGTTTTTTCTTCTTTAACAATACGATCTGGTTCAACAGTGATGTTTTTCCAGATACCATATTCCATGTTTGCAGGGTCAGTGAGAATAGTGTAAACTTTATTATCAATTGAACGTGCATCAGTAGCATCCAATGTTTGACATGGCATTAATGGGATGTTTTTGTATCTGATTGGTGCAAAGCCAGTTTGGTTAGTATCCCCTAATACAGTTCCACGTGATTTAAGAAGATTTCTGTAAGCATCCTCTACTTCAAATGGTACATAGAATTTAAGTTTACTTCTATCACGGAATCGTGGAGGTATTTTAAGAATCATAGCATCAAACATACTTTCAACAGTATTAGCTTCGACATTAAAATCACTACTAGCCTCAGTACCATTAGTTATTGTATTAGTACATTTCTTAATCCAACCATCATTACTGTGTAAGAGATCATTAGTAGCTGCAGTAATTGTAGTATCCCCAAATAATGCCCAAAATTCAAGGTCTTCACCAATACGTTCTCCCATCATAGATAAGAGTGTTTGTTCAAATTGAGCTTGTTCCAAGTTATCTTCTTTTTCTTCATCAGTAATTTCGCATAAAGCTTTGAGTTTCTTTGCATCTAATTCATTTACACCAAATTCTACATCTGCTGCAGTTAAACTAGTTTTAGTGTTTCCATCTGCATCATACCCATTTTGTAATACTCTACCATTAATATTAGTACGATTTAATTCTTTTTTATAACTTTTCATTAAGTTAAAATTTGCATCTTTCAATATAGTATTAGGAAGTGTAGCCTCTCTAAGGAATGTTCCCATTTTTTCAGGATTAAGTAATGCTTTACCTGTTTCCATATCAGTTTTCATTCCTTTGAATACTGCTTGTTCCCTTTCATCAGTTAATTGGTTTAAAATTTGTTGATTTTCCATAAATAACATCTCCTTATTTTCTTAAATTTGGATCTGGTCTACCATCTGCATGTCTACCCATAGCTTCCATGATGGTACTGTTTGCACTTTTTTGTACTACTGGTGTTCCATCATCATGGTTTGGTAAACCTTTACTTGCAGCTTTTTTCTTTTTACCAGTTCCACATGCTTTTTCTGCATCTTGTTTCTTCTTTAAAAGTGCAGCTAATTGTTTCTGTTCTGCTGGTGTTAAACCAGAAGCAGCATTATTTTGATTTTGGTCTTGTGGTGGATTTTGATTATTCCCATCCATATTTTGGTTTTCCCCATTAGTAGGTGGAGTATTTTTCTTTTTAGGGTCTTTTTTAGGGAATGCTTTTTCTGCAGCTTTCATAATGTTTTCACTAATGGATTCATTCATTTCTGTTTTAAAAGCTTCAAAATCTTCCTTTTTAACATAATCTAATTCAACATCTTCTTTCTTTTTTGGTGTGAAACTTTCCTTTAAAGCTGCAAAAAATCCTTTTGCTGCTGCTTGAGTTTCCATTTCAATTTCTTCTGACATAGTATTATTCTCCTTTTGTTTAATTGAGCAAAATTTTGCTCCACGTTGGCAGGGTGCAACAACAAGACTAACTGTGAAACCAACAGGATTATCCAAGTCTTTGATAAGTGTTCTACTTTTCATACTTGCATTTTTAGTTACTGTTTTAATCTTTTCCGCTTCTGATTTATTCAGAGCAGTTACAGAAAAACCAGTAAACTTTCTGTTTTTGACTTCAGTTACAGTTACAGGATCTGTTATTTTGGCTGTAAGAATCCATGTGCCAGGTGGATATTCTCTTTCCTCACCATTGAGATTTTTTAGGGTCATTGGAGCTGTGCTTATTTTGGATTCTACAGGTTCACCTACCTTCTTAAAGTCCTTTAAGTAGGAATGGTTTTTATCGATAATTCCATAATTTTTAAAACTAGTTGCTATTTGTTGTACTTTTTCTGGGGTTAATGGTGTTTCACCATTTTTATAATCACAGTCTTTTTCACCAGGTACAAGAACTGGTGCTGTGATGGTGACTGTATTGTTACTCTTTTCTACTATTTGGATCAAATATTCTCATCCTCCTTTTAGAAAAATTCAGTTATTCGATAATATCGAATAAGTTGTTTGTAAAAAAATATTAATAAAAAATTAAACAATGTAAAATGTAAAAAAATAAAATAGTGGGTTTTTAGTAAGTAGTGTTCAAAAGTGTAAGAAAAAGAATGAACACTTCACTTTTCAAATGTAGCTAAATCAGTAAATTCAGGATGCTTTTGAATAAAATCATATAAAAGTCTAGCATCTCTTTCATGATCTGACTCTCCAGGTCTATCATAAACACCTAAACGCATATCCATGTAAAAATCTTTTTGATTCTTACGTAGCAATCTTTGACATAATTCTCTAAGATCATTGAATAACCATAAATCAATTAGGTCGGATGGGATAATAATATCATTAACCTTACAAATTGCAATACAATGTTTATTTAAAAACTTTTCATTTACTTTATACTTCATTTTATTACCTCTAATACAACATGTTTAGTTTTAGCATTATACTTTGTAATTTTTAGTTGTGTATTCCAAGTTAAATATTCCATTTCTTTCTTAAAATTATTAACATTATTTTCTGGTGAAAAGGTAGAAACATAAAATCCTTTTGTTCCAGCTGGGGCATGTATTTCAAATGTCCAATCAAATGTTCTCTGTGATGTTTCTGCAAAATATTTAGCCCCATCTTTTGTAACTGCTAAACTATTAAATCCAGGTAAGGATACAATATCTCCTACTTTTGGATTTGCTCCTAAGTGAGGATTTTCTTGCATTCTCCAAAATGTCATTGGAACTTTAGTTGAATTATTACAAAGGTTCTTAAGAATATTTGAATGATGGAATAAGTCACCTAATAAATCGTTATAGTGATCATCATCCATAGAATAATTTTTCTTATCAGACAAAAATTTTCTATATTTATCAGTATCACCTTTACAAGTTACCCAAAAATCCCTAAATGACCTGTAATCATTACCTGTCCAATATCTAACAGAGTCTTGTTCAATCCCAGAAATATCTCTAGGATTAACTGTAAATAAATCATCAAAGTCATAACCAGGAATATCACCAGTTTCAGTTGTACCTTTAATCTTTAAGAAATTAGTATCCTTAGTAATAGTTTGTATTTTCTTTGGTTTAACAACTTTGACTAAAGGTTTTAGCATATCCTCATTCAAATCAAGTTCATTTTTTAATTTGTCATATAAAGCAAGATATCTTTTATTTGCTTCATATGATAAACCTTTATTTTGAAGTCTAAGATTGTAAAAATAATCCCAGTTTCTTTTATCTAAAATATCATCTAATCTTTTCTGATCTGCATCTAATAATTCATTATGATTTAAAAACTTTTTAATTTTTAATTTATCATAATCAAGAGCATCCTCTTCAGATAATTTAAATTTATCAGAATAATTCTTTATATGCCCCCATAACTCTTTATCTTTCCAATCGTTATTAAGTTGAGAAACTGTTAATTGATTCAAATCTATTTTAGGTAATTTCCATTTTTCTTTGTATTTATTATAATAATTAACATAATATAATGAATCCTCTTCATCTAATCCATAATGCTTATACTCTTTAAACAACTTACTAAAATCTTTTTTATCTTTAAATTCTAAGTAAATCTCATTTTCTTCATCAGTTAAAGTTTTTTTATACCCCATTTTTTTAATTTGTAACTGTCTAAAGTATTGCTTTTCATCTAATGTAAGATCAAAATTGTACATATCTGATTTTGTATAATAAAAGTAACTTTTTAATTCACGTTTCAACATCTTGAGTTCATCCATGTCCTCTTCAGTTGCCATATGGGCTAATCTTTTATTATATAATTCATTTAATCTGATTCTTTTCTGAATTTCTTCATATTGTCTTCTTTGAATGAAATTCTCCTCATTATTTGATACTAAGTTTTCAAGATAACTCTTATATTTCTGGTCAGAGTCACTAAGTGCAAATTTATCCCATCCTTTAGGTTTCACAGGATACTTCATATCAAGATCTGAAATTACAGTTTCATTTCCAAATTTCTGTTGTAGTGCATCTTCAACACTTTCAGGTCTTTCATATCCTGGAATATCTACAAGGTCATCTTCATGAAATGGGCTAAATAATGGTGCTGCTTTTCCAAGTGGTAAAATATATGGAACAATTGTACATCTACACCATATCCAATCTTTTGGTTTTCCATGACTTCGATCTCCTGGAAACTGTAATCCATTTCCAAAATAATCTCCTACTCTGACAATTTCACCTTGTCTTTCAATATGATCAGGTCTTACCCTATTATCTCTAGCAGTCCACCATTGATGATATTCAGTATTTAAATTAACATTGCGTTGATAAGCTCTAAATGTACCTTCATTTTGTGCACTATTAATTTCTGTGACTGCTATTCTTTCTGCTCTACTAGTTGAAAGTGTATTATATTTTTCTTTTAATCTTTGTGCAGTTTGTCTATTACCTTCACCATCAAGGTAAGATTTTAGTAATGTATCATTCAATTCGCCATCGACACTTGCTAATGTTTTTTCACTAGCATGGAAAATTTCATGTTTTCTATTTATGATTGTTTGCTGCACTATTGGACTAGTTTTAAATAATGATTCAGTATTATCAATTATACTAATAGCTTTCATTGCTACTTTTTTATCAGATATTGATTCTATAATTAATTCTGCATTTTGAGCACCAATTTCTGCTGCTTTAAGATTATAATAATAAATGAGATTATCATAAAGAACCATGTAATTATTCACAATTGGTGAGATTAACAGGGAAAGTGATGCGTAACTCATTTCTGGATCATACTTTTCTTTTATATTGGCATCGATTTTTTTACACATTCGCTTGAAGAATTCGCTTAAAGCATTTTTCATTTCAAGTTCAAGAAGAGAACGCTTCCTGTATTGTTCGTCTAAGGCTTCTAGTGTCTTCTTTGATTGCTTTGTTTTTAGTGCCATCAGGGTTAGATAATCCCTCTTCACCTTCTGTTGTGGTGTTGTCATATAATTCTGCCTCTTCCATCAAACTATTCTGTAAATTATCTAGTACTGCAGCACCAGTAGTTCCACCAGTGAAAACACTTTCTATAGGTTTTCCATTAAGGAAATAGGAGTCCATGTAATCATTATCTTCTGGTACTTTTAATCCAAATTTATCACCAAAATTATTAATTAGATCTCTTGGAGTCATTGCTCCCATGTTGAATAATTCTTTTGCAAGTGTAATATCAGTTGCATAATCTTTCTTATCTAATTCAGGTAAACTGAATACCCAGTCTGTGCATTCAAATTCATTCTTAAGTAATAGGTTAATATCATTTTCATTTGTTCTGATTATTGGGCGTATTTTCTTATCATTGTAAATATTGTTTGAACCTTGAATGTTACTTCCGCCCAAGTTTCCTGTTTCATTTACTGCTACTCTGTATACTGGTACACCATGAGCAGCTAAAACTTCATCACGATTGTCTTTTCGGTATAATCTGAAACTGGCTTCTTTAGTATCAACTGAAAGAGGTTCTAGTTTTACTTCAACATTACCCTCTTCACCTTCACTTGGTACTAGAATTGTTACTGCACTGTGAGGATTTTTAATAACCTGTTTTAATTGTTGTGAAATTTTATACTTTAAGGTCTTGGTTACATCATAATCTGCACTACTTGGATCTACATCATAATCTGCAAAATCCCCAGTAACAATAACTGAAAATGCTGGCATCCCATAATTCTTAAAAAAGCTACTATTGTATTCTGCACGGTGAACATCACCACTAATAGCACGAAGTGCACTTATTATTGGAGGATTCCCATAATATTCTGTCTTAGGTGTGTATTCCTGTACCCATAATAATTCATTTGCACGTTCATCTGGTGCTAAACTATTATATGGTGCTTTTTCACCTGTTTCTGCATTAACATCAAACTGTGTACCATCTGTTTCTTTGTTTTTACCATAAATAACAAACCAAACTTCTTTTGTACCTATTTTCTGTTTAACACGATACCCATCCTTAGCCCTACGAAGAGTATAAGAGGGTATGTGACTTAATGTTTGAGGTGGAGAATCACTTTTTCCTTCACGAACAATTTCAATAACACCATATCCTGTAGCACGACAATCATAAGTTCTTTTATAAAATAAATTATTAATATCTGGAATATTATTCAGGAATGTCATCACATTGCTTGGAGGTTCAACATTTCCATCCACTTCATTAATTTTTGATGGATTAAGTGTCCAACTATTCCCACTTACATCTGTTGCAACTGCATCACAACATGCAGCATGAAAAGTATTCAAATCTAATAAATCACATAATTTATGTGGATCATACAATGGTTGCAGGAGTATATCATAACTCCAACCATCTGTATGTATTTGTTTACTTCCTACACTATCCATTTCTACACTTTTTATTGCATAGCTTTCCAGAATGGAATTTTCAACAAGATTATAATTGTTTTCATCATCAACTGTAACAATGAATGAATCTGATTGTTTCTTTTTTGTCATACTTTTATACCTCTTTTTGGTCTTAACCAGTATCGTGCACTACCTGTTGCAGTATCTACGATATTATCCTCTCCTCCTTCTTGACCATCAAAATTTATTAATTCATTCACTACTTTATCAAAGATTTTATCACTTATTCTTATTTTATCATTTTCTGCCATAGCAGCTAAATCAAATGCTCTTGTTACTTTATCACTTTGCACTTTATCTGCACGAATCAAGTATCCTTTATTGTTTCTTCTTAATTGTTTTATTAAGATTTTACTTCCTGCTCCTGGTTCTTGTTCTATACGAACATGAGTTTTCTTGGAATCATTTATTAATGTGGAGTGGAATTGTTGTAGTACTTTACTTGCACTGAACTTTCCATGCACCAGATCTATGAAGTATACATATTCATTGTCATAAGCACTTAGGATACCTGCAGTTGCATCTCCTTCTTCACCACTTGCACCTAAATCCCAATACCTCAAATGTGGTAATTCTTCAGTTAAATCAAGAATCTTTTTATGAGAGATTTTACTCTTATTAAACCATTTTCTTTTAAAAATATCTCCTTCAGGGTCTTGTGGGTCACCTTGATAAACACTTTGGAATCTAAAGCTTCCCATATCTGCTTTGATTTTTTGCAAATCTGGTAAACTTTTTTGCTCTTCCCATAAAGGTTGTCCTGGTGTTCTACCTAAAGGATCATTCTCTTCACTTATTGCTGGTAGGTTTAGTATTACCCATGTTCCATAAGGTACACTTCCACCATTTCTTAAAATTTCAATAGCTTTAAAGAAATCCATTTGAGTTTCGGTTTCTAGTATTTGTCCTGCTAAATCATTTTTATTTAATCTTTGCCAAATACCCACTACTGCAGGATTTACTCCTTTATCCATATCTGCATCTAATCTAGTTTTTGCTTCTGTAAACCACCAGTCATTCAATTCTTGTTGATGTGTTTTACTTCTTGCTTTTTTGAAACCTTTAGTTGGATCATCAATTAGGAATAGGTTTGCACCTTCACCTAGTATTGCTCCACCTACACCTGCAGTGTATAATCCACCACGATGCCCTTTAATATCCCATGAACCTGCAGCTTTACTGTCTTCTGCTAGTTCTATAGGTTCTGGGAATAGGTCTTCACCTACTTTTTTGATTAGGTTTCTGCATCTTCTACCCCATTTTAGGGCAAATGTTGCTGTGTGTGCTGCTAGTATTACATGTTTATCTGGGAAGTTTCCAAGATACCAGGTCAAAAAATAGTATGATATTAGTTCTGATTTTCCATGTCTTGGTGGACAAAAAATCATCAACCGTGATAATCTACCTTGTACAACATAGAGTAGTAATTCAATTATTAGTACTAAATGTGGGAATGGTTTCCATGCACCTTGACTTGCTTTCATAGCAAAAATGCCTGGACTATCAGGAATTTTATTTACTTGACTTTGCACTTCTTTTCTGCTTTTGCTCATTTGCAACATCCTGTAATAATTCAGTGCTAAGTTTAGCATATTTAGGATTCATAATGATCTCTTGACTAACTTCACTATGTGACTTAGTATCTACTTCTGCCCCTATATCTGCTTCAACTTTACTATCCTTAATTTCAGTACTTTTACCATACAATAGTCTTATGGTTTTTGTTGTTTTTTCAAAACTATCTGCAATACTTTTTACTGCATGAGCTTTACTTGTAGGTCTACTTTCATCATCATAGGATAAATCTTCAAGACTATTTTCAGTAGCCCTCATAATCTTATTACCAATACCAATTAACTTTTCCTTAGTTTCATTATACGCTTCATCATTTGCTTGACTTTCAAGTTGGTCTTGATAATTATCCCATGCCCTACACCTTTTCTTCCAATGCCACCTAGAACTTTGATTAGTAAGGTTACCTAATGTAGGTGTAGGTATAATATTTTCAGAATCATTGCAATTTATATCATTTTGTATCTTTTTAATAGTTTTTTCAAAAGTCCTCTTAGCACCCAGATTACGATATTCTTTAAACCACGCATAGGATTTACTGCTTTCACCTTTTTGTCTTTCCCATGCCACCATAAAAAATTACCTCTTACATTGGGGGAATCAGTTTGATTAATTCAGTTACAAGGAATACAAATATAGCACCAAAAAGCATTATAGTTATACTAATTACCCATTTCAATGTGTCAAATGTTGCTTGAGTCTTAGCATTCAATGCACATAACTGTTGTAAAGTTTCATTCAATTTTTGTAAAGTATCTTCAAGATCCTGTTCCCTACTTTCCACATTCTTATTTTTTTCTTCTAATAATGTAATCCGTTTTTCTTGATAACAATGCGTATTCTGTGTTGTATTCTTATTTATATTTCTACGCTGTGTCATCATTATCACCAATATTAGTAGTTTCTAATTTATCTTTTGCTAAAAATCCAGCTAATGCACCGATAACGGTTGTAGCTATATATTCATTATTGTAAATAAGTGAAACAATACTAATAATAATTAAACCTATAATAAGTATAGTATTATTATTTAATTGAAAAGTCATTAAATCACCACCTTTAAAATTTATAAATTAAAAAAAAGTTTAAAAAAAATATGAGTTGTAAACTTTTAGTTTACAACTGAAAATAATAAAAAAAATAATAATTGCCAGGTGGAGGATTCAAACCTCCATTATATCATAACATTAATACTTTAAATTAACCTTTTTTTAATGGGAAATCATTTTTTGGTTACTGGAATTTCCTATTAAAAAAAATAATAATTTTTATCAAACTTTATAAAAAAATTCAACAACTAAATACAAGACCTGGCATATTCTATTTTCCAAAAAGGTTTAATATAAAAAATGTTATATTTAAACCTTTTTAGTTAAAATTACGAATTTTTAGTTTTACGATTAAACCTTTACGGCAGGATAAGGTTTTAAACCTTAATGAAAGTAAATTATACTTTCCCCACCACATGAAAAGATTAAATGGTAAGATTTTTTATAAAAAAAATAAAAACATATCAGACTCCACAAATGATTGATTATTAAAAGGGAAAAAACATTAAATAGATTGAAATCTTAAAAAAACCTTTTTAAATAATCATTATGCTTTTATCCTCCCTATAAGTTAAATCTCACCAAATAAATATTATAAATGATATCCTTGAGGATAAACAATTTTCTTCCCATTAACGAAATTAGGAGGTAAACCTTGCAATACACAACCGCAATTTGAGCAAAGAAGCTGATTCTCAAACATGTAAGTTTTCTTTGAATGACAAATAGGACATTTTTCAATAGGTACTGCAAGATCTTGATTTTTGTTTGTAAATCTATCACCTTATTCATTATTTGGAGGGAAATAAAAATTGCATTTTTCTTTTGCTTTTGAAGTGATTAAAAAGTGAAAGAAAAAACCTGTGAGAATATAAAAAAATATATCCTCATTATACGGTGGAACGGTTTAGACCAAAACTTTTTACTTCTTTATGCACTATCATATATTCCTGGTAAAAATTTTCAACACGATGAGGACCAAGACTAGCAGCATAACTACCCAACCTTTTTTCACTTTGAAAATTCTTATATTTCTTACGATAATTCACCTTCCTAATCCTAGCTTTTTCCAAGTAACCATATTTTTGACATTGCTCACTACAGTATACTTGTCGATTATGAGTTTTTGTATATTCTTTTCCGCACCAGTGACAAACAGACATACAAAACACCTACTCAACATTTTGCCAATCAGTAATATCTGCTAACGGGATCTCCTTAAATTCATATAATAGTCCTAGAGTATCTGCAACTCTTACAATTTTATTTGCAAATAGAATTATAGTATCTAAATCTTTCTTGTTTTCATAAAGACTATTTATGTCAAATTCTAATGCTTTTTCTAAGTTTTCAATACTAAGATCAAGTTTTTGTTCTGTAACATCAACCATTTAATCTACCTTCAGTTGTTTCACATTCTAATACACGAATATTCCCTAGATTACACATTCTTTTGTATTTACCTGCAAGAATAATTAAAAACGTACCATCTAAAACAATAGTATCATCTATAGTTACTTGCATAACATACCCATTATCCATTATAATATCAACACTATCATTTTCACCTAAATTTTCAAACAACTTATGTAACTCATCATGAGTTTTATGCACAACTTTAACCATATTATTCACAACCTATTGAATATGTAGTTAAAAAAGAACCAAATTTATTAGTACAAAAAATTAAAGATTCATTAGTTTCTTTTAAATCTTTAATAAGTTCATCATATTTTGGATACTGCTGTTGAATAGTTTGTGGAGTAAACTCTTCATAATTTATAACCATACTAATATTTGTATACCATTTTCTATATTTTGCTTGCCATTTTGTTAAACATGGGCGTAAAATTTCATTTAAAATTCTAAATGTTAATTTAATTCCCCTTTGAGTTTGATCTAAAGTAAGTTCTTTTGCAGGAATTTCTTTAAGTAAATCTCTAGATATATTAAAAAAATCGTACCATGAATCAAAAATTTCAACTATAACATCATCTTTAAAATCTAAAGGTATCCCTAATTTTCGTGTAGATAATTCAATCCATAGTTTATAAAAAATATGATAAGCATGAGGATATGGATTGTCTTGTAATAAAATTTTTAATTCCTGATTATCATGCTCTAAAGATAAACATTTATCCTGATATTTATTTTTCTTTTCAATTGCATCTTCTAATAATTCTTCAATTTTTGTTTCACATTCATTCATTTTTTTACTCTCCTTTTCCATGACATTCAATATTAACATACTCCGCTTTCACATCAGTATGCTTATTCAAGTATTCACAAATATTTTCAGTATACTTAATAGCATCACTACTATTATTAGAGTAAATCTCTATTTTAACACCAGTAGTATAAGCTCTCATACTTTACCCTCATTATTCTTAAAATAGGGACAATTATCCATAAATTCTAACTTTTTAATTTCATCCCATAGAATATTACTATCCTTAAATACTAATGGATCATAAACACAGGTATCGTGAATATATCCAGTTATACCTTGATATTTTTCTAAATTTTTGCACCTAAGACACTTGTAGGTTTTCCCTTTAACTTTCATCTTAATTCTCCATCCTTCTTTAAACTTTCAAACTTTACCCTTTTGGGGTATGGTAAACACTTAAATTAAGGTTTTTTGACCACTTTTTCTGCAAGTATTACAGTCTTTCCCATCAATCAAAGCTTTATCATCAACTTTACAGTACTCAACACATTTACCATCACCAACAACACGCACATCCCATTTCTTACAATTATCATCAGTGTACATTTTTTTATAACCTCATTCATCATCACTTTTCAGATTTCCAGAATACCTCTTTGTAAGGACAATTATCTTCTTTTAAATCACAAACAATCACAGCATCAACTTCACAAGTTTCTGCATTGAAACCTCCAGAATATAAAATTCCACTACTGCATTTTTTACATCTTTCATTGAAACATTCAATCATAAATTACACCTCATTCTTCATCAATTTTCAAATCTTGAATAATATACCTAATTCCAAAGTAAATGACACTTAGAATCATTCCTATGAGAATTAAATCAATTATTATCTTTATTATTTCCATTATCATTGTTTATTCCTTTAGTTTTAGTTTAGTTAGTAAGTAGTAGTAGTAGTAGTAGTAGTAGTAGTAGTAGTAGTATGTAAATATAATAATACACTTGAAACTATACCACTTCAAGTATTTCATATGTAAATAAAATTTACCAAACCTATTACATGTGCTTACATGTGTAACACATGTAAACACGTGTACCCCACATACCTTTTTCGATTTACACTTGAAACACTTGAAACGTAACTAAATTATTTTGGTACTTCTGCAAAATTAACTACCTCAATATCATTTTCAATACAATGTTGCTCTAAGTCTTCACTAGATACATCATTTTGATGTGCAATATTCCTTAACTGATTACGACCAATATTACCTTGATTATAAACCAAACGATTTACAGGTATCATACAATTACTAAAGTCAATACCAGTTTCTTTTTTAAGTTTTTTAGCTTCTTGAATACTATATAACTTATCTTCCAAAGCATGTAACTCCTGTTTTTTACTACAAATTTTATCCAATACCTTTTGTTCAGGATCTTCAATATTTAAAAAAAGCTTGATTTGATGTTCTATGAAAGCAGACCGTGAAGTTGGAAGCTTATCTTTTGCAAGTGCCCAAACATTTTTATCAATAGTAATTGTAGCATTACATTTTTCTGGCATTCAATCAACTCTACTAATATCATGATTTTGTAAAAAGTTTATAGCTGCTATAACATGTTTACAGAGGTATGAACCAGTTTCTTCATTGACTCCATGTATCTCAAAATTTTTACAATCACATCTCCAGATGCCATACTCATTACAGGACACCAAGTATTTTTCACCAGTTGATCCTGTAACAATAAGTTGTAAAATTTCTTCATCCACATACTTGGATAATATATTTGTTTCATTGATTAGATTTGCACGTGCTAATTGTTGCATATTAATCAACTCCTAAAACTGCTTCTATTTCTTTAAACATTTCTGGAGTAATTTCTTTTCGATTTTTCATCCCTTTTGCTCTCATTTTAATTCGTTGAGGTGTTACTTCACTATCACTTACTTTGCTTAATTGTTCTCTGATTTCAGTAATTTTTGCATTAGCATTGCTCTCTGGTTTTAATGGAACATCTTTATCTGCTGTTTTAAAATTAGTATCTTTAATAGGAACATTTAAGTTTTCTATAACATCTTTTTCACAAATTAAAAAAGTATTTAAGAGTAAATATCTTTTAAGATATGTAATATATGCTCCTAATGATTGCATAATGTTCATACCTTTGTTAATCTTACTAATTTCAGGCATAGGCATTCTATTACTAAGAATTCTTTCAGGATTATTAAGATCTCGAAGTTTCAATGTTCCTTCATCATGACTAAAACTAAATTCTAAAAGAATATCATTTTCCATACAAACTTTTTGAATTGTAGGTAAAATATCATCTAACTCATAGTAATCAAAATTACTAAAAGAGTTATGCCCACTTTTTTTAAAAGTACAATTTGTTAATTTTTTTTGTACATCTGCAAGTTTTTTATACACATTACTCATTCTAAATCCTCCTGAAGTTTTTGGTATTGTTGTATTGCACCATTTAGTAAACCAGCATAATATTTTTTCATTGTTTCACTCATACTGGTAATACTAATAATATCCTGGTAATTTTCCTGGTGAATTTTATCTAAATTTTCACCATCTTGTAATCTTTTAGCTATTAATAGGATGTCTGGAACATATAATTTGAGACAATTTGTTTTTCCACGTATTTTTCCATCTTCAGTTTCTAAGTGATAGTCACGAGGACTTTTTCCAGCACGTGATTTTGTTTCACGGCAAATATCACTATAAACAAACTGGTCTAATGTAGTTGAAATACAAAAAGACATAATAATACACCTCTTATAAGTACCCATATGTAGGGGGGCAGATAATGAATGCTACAATTAGGAGTGTGAAACAAAATAAAAGTAAGAATATGATTTTTAATTCAAAATCATACTCCTCATGAAACTTTTTTTGTTTATGTAATCGTACTGGTTTATTCATACTTATCCACCTCTAAAATAGTATAGGAAGAATCGACATAGTGAATACAATTTTCACAATGTCTACAACCTACCATGTTAGCACAGTTCTTTTCATCTACTAATTCTAATAGACATTCATGACCTCCAAACATGTTAATAATCCTCCAGTTGTGATTGGTTTTCAATGTTTTCTACAACTTCAGGGTCATCAAAACACTTGCAGCATGCACGATATACTCTACCTTTTTCATCTTTCAAATCTAAGTCAAGACCAACTTGATGGTCAGATCTGATTTGTTTGACACAATAGCAGCCTTTTTTATGGAAAACTTTAGTTCTTGAATTTCCAATAAATACAGGTTCATCAGGATTTGTAGGTAAGAGCTCTTCTAATTGTTTATCTGTGAAATCTTCATCAATATTTGGACTCATTTGTCCATAATTGCAGGTGAAACTCATAATTCCACAACCTTAGAAGGGTATTCTTTCTTAAAACTAGATTTGTTGATCATTTCACGGAAATCATCAACAGCTTTTATGCACTTTTGTGCATATTCATCTTCTTTTTTGGTGTAAAATACACCTTGAGATTTTTCTTTCATTTTTATCACTTCGTATTGTTTTAGAATTTTTTTTAGGAACTGTAATTCCTAAAATTAATTCTTAATTATTATTTAGATTAAAGTAGTATATATACTTTTATATATATTTTTATTTTATAAAAGTATATATATTAAGAAACATATAAGTAAATACATAAAGATAAAGGAGTATATGAAATTGAATTATACAACAAAAATACGAAAATCTGGAGGATCATTAATAACTTCAATTCCAAACAACATATGTGATATAATTTCACTAGACCAAAAAGACCAACTTAATTGGGAAGTTTCGATTGAAGATAATAATGTTAAAATATCCATTAAAAAAACAGAGTAA